AATGTTAAGTCGTGAACATCGGAGGCTGCAAAGGACTTGTCCTTAAGACCAAGGCGTGTTCGGTCAACCTTGTCTGTAAAGATCTTGTCAGTCCTACGGTAATACTCGTAGGTCTTCATTGATTTGCCGGCGGAGATACAGGCCATCTCAATAGTCATACCTTCAGCTACACAGCCAAGGATAATTCTCTTGGCTATGTCTGCGCTGTTGTCAGCCATTGTACTCCTTTGACCGACCGTAATCGGATCATATCTTTATACTAGGCGAGGTAGGTTTTTAATAGAACTATCCCCACTAAAAGTACTGGGCAGTTCGGGCTTGACGCCCGAAGGAGCTACAGCGAACTGAGGGGTAAGTTAGTACTCGGCCTAGGGGCCTCGCTAGAGGCCATACCGTTACAGCTCAGGGTCTTTCCTACTAAAGCCCCTTACTATATATAAGGCAGGAAATTTAACGCATTTCCCGTTTTACAGATGTGACCTTCATCACAGTATATATAACCGCAGGTCAGAGCCATATTACAGCTTCACTTTAGCAAATATATTTTGTTGGGGAGTACCGCCCACGCCCGCCTGCAATTTAACAAGGGGGGGTCGTCGTCGCCGGTCTAACCGTATTGTGCAGGCTAAGGGTTAGACAGTTACGGGCTAGATGTCTAGGTTGTTTGGTAAAGCGTGGACGGCTGACTAACCCGTGGGCACCCTTAACCCTTAACCCTTGCAGCTATTAAGTAATGCTCTACCGCGCAGCTTGTTAGCCCTAACCGATACCGGCGCAGCTCTTACCGGCGCAGCTCTACCCTCTCACCGGTGCAGCTTGTCCCTTGTCCGGCTATCTATTGCCGGTGATCTGGTGACCTATTAGGTCAAGCCTTACCGGCTAACCCTTAGACATTCCCGCGCTTATTGTCTAGGGTGTTACAAGCTGCGACACGGTGAAAGAATGATCCGCTTAGGTGTTGCACTATGGGGGATAGTACGACACAATTATCCCGTGAGCCTCACTTACCTAATCAAGCTCACAAGGAGAATAACTAATGACTAAAAAACTAGAGCAAGATCTACCCGCTCTACTTAATGAGCTAGGCGTTACGCTAAAGATACGCCACCGCTCTCACCCTAACAAGGTTACAGAGTGGCAGGCGAAAGCTAATTGTTACCGCGTAACCCTTAGCTATCAAGGGCGCACTTATTCCCTGTACTTTTATCAGGGGCGCGGTAATGATAAGGACATAACCGTGAGCGATGTTATTCATTGCCTATCGAGTGACCTTAACCTGTTAAGCGGGTGTAACACTCTAAAGTGTTTTGGTGAGTGTTTTGGTTGGGACGAAAATACAGCCGACACTTACCGCGCCATAAAGCGACAGAGTGCCCGCTATAGCAAGCTAATCGGTGACCCTGTAATCCTAGAGGCGATAGCCTCTAAAGAATACTAAGCGAGAGGGCTAAAGTAATGACTTACACAATAAAGCGGGACGGCGTAGAGGTTAAGCGCGTAGAGAGTGAGCTAGAGGTAGTAGTGTATTTTCACCGCACCCATTCATACTCTATGGATCACGCCCTAAAGTATGAGGGTTACACAATAGAGAGGGCGGACGCGTGAGATCCCGTACCTATTACCGCGTCCGCTTAGCTGTACGCCTAACCTTAGCCTTAGCCCTTGTCGCTCTAATTCTATGGATAAGTGCCCGCGTATGGTGGACAGGGACGGGCTATTGTATCGGCACGCTTGAAAGCTGCTTTCACTAGGTAGGTGACTATCCCCTCCCGCTTACGCGGGCGGGAGAGGGTAGCCGGTACCTAGCCGGATCTTAATAGAGTAAAGGGGTTAGATTATGACTGTTGAAAGAGTGGCGAACAGCGGGGCTTATGTCTTATCTGCACTAGCGGGAGAGGGCGCGGGAGAGTATCTATTTACCCGCACTTATTACGGCTACACGCTAAAGCAAGCTAAAGCACAATTTAAGATAGCGATAGAGGGAGAGGTAGCGTAATGGCTAAGAAGAGTAAGCCAGTATGTATGGAATGCGGTAGTAATGATGCACTGTATGTAACCTTAGGTAACGGTAATCGTTTACCTAGTTACACAATTAAAATCGGTATAGGGATAGTGTGTAATGGGTGTAAAGCTGCTAAGGAGGTAGCGTAATGAAAGAGTTAGAGCAATTCTTAAATGTAGAGGCAGAGTGGGTACTAGAGAGACTAAGTACAGGTACGGAGAGTAATGACCGTAACTACTATCAAGGCAGACTAGATCAGCTCGCGCAGGTGAGACGATTACTAAACCTACCGCAGATTATGAGAGAGAGTGTGGCGTAATGATTACTTATGTCTATTTAGTTGAACAGGTTATAGCTATTAAGGCTAACTCTAAAGAGGAGGCGGAGGGGCTATTGCCTATGTACCCAACAGGGTATGAGGGTCAGGCTCACTATGTGAGGGAGGAGACAGTTGAATTATTGAGAGAGGAGGAAAGTAAATGATAATGAATGATTGGGAGCCTGCACTAACCAAAGAGGAGTGCAATAACGGTGAATTAGGTGCTTGCTATTGTGGCGAGTGTGAGAGAGAGGGAGAGGGAGAGTAATGAAAGATAAGTGGTTAGTAACCATTGAGATAGATACCTACGACGGCGATCCCAAAAGCTGGAACTGGGATACCTTGTACATAGGGGAGGAGACAGTAAAGATAATCGAAACACAATGGAAGGGTAGAGTACTACCCACTAACGAGGGAGAGAGTAATGAGTAAACTAATTTGCCACGCTGATGAGTGTGATAATTCTACAAGTGAGACATTCTTTCATTGTGAACAACACGGTGGAGAAGATGGAGAGAGTAATGAATGAGGAGTATCTAAAGGCTAAGGCAACCTTATGCCTTAATCAGGCTGAGATAGACTTACAACAGGAAGAGATAGCGCGAGCTATCAAGAACCTAGAGCGTGCCAATAGTGCGCTATCGCGCTTGTTTAATTTGGAGGAGGACGAGAGTGAGCAACCTATACACCATCCACCCGCCTAAGTCTGATCTAATACTATTCTATGAAGTGGTAGAGCCAGGGGGAGAGAACACCTGGGGCGGGGCTAGCTGCATAGAGGCTATCCAATGGCTATTCCTTGCACCGACAGGCTCACGCCTGTTGATAAGTGCGTGGGATAGTGATGAGGAGGACGCTCATCTAGTAGGGCAGAGCATAGATGTAACCGACCTTATCCAACAGGCAAGGGAGGTAGGGTTATGAAGTACAAAACTATGGGTAAAGGTGAGTGGCACATAGTTAAACTGACACCTTCTCAGGTGTTAGAGATGGCTTCTACCGTAACTTTACAGATGAGTAAGGGTGAGAGGGTAGATAACTGCTACTGGAACCAGACCCTTGATGGTAAGTTCAGAATTATGGTAAGCCAATGAGCTTGGTACTAGGGATAATCGTGGTAATGCTGGTAGCCTATGGGCTTATAGTGTGGGAGGACAAGATAAATGGAGAGTAAAGAGGTAAGTGGCAAGCAATCTATCCACTACCGTAACTATAGAAGGGCAAGAGATAAGGCACTCGTGCGTCTAGCACACCTATACCCAGACACATACAAGCAGTTGCTTGATGAACAAAGGAGTTTCGATGAGCAAGAGGGCAAGAGCTGGATTATTAACCCTGATAGTAGGCTTACTATTGCTGTCCATACACGGGCGAACGCCGTCCCCGATGTTGCCGGACGTACCGATTATGACAGCTCGGACGAAGGCTACAATGGAGGAGAAGCGTGAGAACAAGGCACTTATCATTAGTTACCTCGATGCCCTCGGATACAACGATAGTCAGGTCAAATGTGGACTCACCTTATGGACCCGTGAGAGCAGGCTTGACCACCTCGCAGACAACAAGCGATCAACAGCTTACGGAATTGCTCAGTTGCTTAGAGAAAAAAGTAGCGAGCCTAGTATCCAAATCCTCCACGCTGTGCGATACATTGAACACCGTTACTCAGGAAGTTTCTGCCGTGCTCTCCAGCACTCAGACCGAAGAGGCTGGTACTGATGAAACTCCTTGACCTTTACTGTAAGGCAGGGGGAGCGAGCAAGGGTTACGCTGATGCTGGTTTTGAGGTTACTGGCATTGACATCAAGAAGCAGAAGCGTTATCCCTTTACCTTTATACAAGCAGATTGCTTAGAGATACTGCAAGACTTAGATTACTTGCGTACCTTTGATGTGATTGCAGCTAGCCCACCTTGTCAGACACACTCACGCACTCAGCATTTACGCAATGCTCAGGGCAAGAGCACGGACAAGGTAGATCTGATACCTCAGACACGAGAGGCGTTGATTGCTAGTGGCAAGCCTTATGTGATTGAGAATGTGCCGGAAGCACCGTTGATTAACCCAGTGCAATTCTGTGGCTCATCATTTGATCTAAAGGTACGCAGACATAGACTCTTTGAGTCTAACCTGCAACTAACAGGCTCAGTGTGTGACCATAAGAACCAGGGAAAGCCAGTAGGTATCTATGGATCTATGCGTGATGAAATTCCGGGGGGGGGCATACCGCAAAGACTATAGAGCAAGCGCGTGAAGCAATGGGAATTGATTGGATGATCTGGGGTGAACTTGTAGAAGCTATCCCACCTGTGTATACTCGTACTATAGGTAAACAACTAATAGATTTGCTGGGTTTCTAACCCTTTCCTAGCAACAAAGCCCCATCAGTCCGTTCGCTGGTGGGGTTTTGCTTTACCCTCCGTTGGAGTAGAAGCCTTTACCCTTGAAGGTGATAGCGGGAGAGTCCCACTTACGGACCATACTTATGTGGCACACAAAGCAAGAAGGCTCACGAGGTTCCTCGTGGATAGACCGCTCTATAGTTAATTCACTATTGCAATCAGGGCAACGATAGTCATACTGCATCAGGCACCTTTATCACGTTTCTTAAATCTTTGGCTAAGTATCTGCCATCATCTACCGCAATCGCTTCACACTCACACCTAGTAAATCCAGAAGCAGAGTTAATAATCTCTTTGCATAAAGCGCACTGTGCTGATGTCATAGCTGCACCGCCTCCTCGATTGGTAAGTATCCTACTAACTTGCTGATCTTATTAGAACGTGCAAACTCTGTTGTCGCTGGCATCCAATGGCTTAGCCATTCAGGTTCAGGTACATCCATCAGGTCAAAAGAAAAGACTCCCTGCGGAGTCGAGTTGATGTAGTAGGGGATAAGATCACGCTCTGCTGCTTGCGTTATCAGCTTGCGATACTTCATCTCCTCTATAAGTAGCGTATCATAGTGGGTGTGTCTGCACTTGAGTTCGATGTAGTGACCAGCCTTAGCACTGATGCAGTCAAAGGAGTCATAGATACCTTCAGACTTGGTAAGGTCTGGGTACAAACTCTCTTTGAGAAAGTTAAATAGTTCTAGTTCTTTCATTGCCACGGTGATAGACCACCTAGATTATCTTGCAACCTACGCAGGGACTGAGCACACCTACGATCTGCAGTAGAGATAGCACACTCTAGTACCCCTGCTATCTGTTGCAGGGTAAAGCTCTCGTGATGGCGCATACGTAAGAGAGTCTGGTCTTCTTGTTTTAGTAGAAGAAAACCCTTCTTAATATCTATGAGGTTAGCAAGCAGGTTGCCACCTTCTGCCGGTGATGATGAGCCTTTGGGTTGCCCATCTGAGATCATCTCTTGTGCTTGCTCTAGCACTGTGCCATCTATGATGGATGCAATAACAAAGGGTAGCAACTGACCAAGGGTAGCTGACTCGTAGTAGACCTCATCATTGGTCTGATAGCCAGACTTAGCAGCCTTCTCCTTGCGTGCGTATCGCTCTCCCGCACGCTTCATCTGCCACGCAATGCGCTGCTCGTTGTGTCTGCGTCGCTCTTCGATAGGTTCCATTAGATCAATGGTGTGGTCTTCTACCCTAGTCATAGCCCACGCCATCAACTCTTGCTTGATGTCATCCTTCTCAACGTGCTTGTTGTACCTACGATGGATGGTATTAGCAACGCTAGGTACTAGGTCATAGATTATTGGGTGCAGTTCAGTCACAGTCTGGTAGCACCAAATCTATAGTGTGCTGAATGTTCAGCAGCTTGATAGCAAGGAAGTCTATGTAGTTGCTAGCATCAGCTAGCTCTTCAATCAATTCTCTAATCGTATCTGAGGTAGTAAAGGACTCAAACTTCTGACCTTGTGCTATAGCATATTGACTATGGCCCACACCTTTGACTCGGTTAGCACGAAGTGATGCAAAGGCTTCAATGAAAGAAGTTAAATCTTCAGTGCTCACACCTAGCGCACGATAGCCAGTAACTGCAGCGTGATCTGCTAACGGGTTGGTTGTGGGCGTATGAGTATGAGTTGTGTTGCTCTGTCCTGTTGCAAGATGTGAAAGCCCATATGCTGCAAAGTCTGTAGCACTATGACCCACTCGTTCTCTGTCATTGTCATACATCAGTCTCCTCCACATCTAATAGTTTTCTGTTAACAAAATCTAATCCTGCATACTCAGCGTATTCATCTAGTGTATGTACATTGCCTAACGCACCTGGTCCTACTCGTTTATTGGTCAAGATGTCCACCACCTCAGCTTTAGATACTGCTTCCAACTTACCCCACTCTTCAGGAAAATCCTTCCAAGTATGGCGTCGCATATTCTTTTGGAATGCAGATTCATTCTCGTAGTATAGATGATAAACGTAATGTTTGTCTGGTATTAGTAGATTATATCCGTGCGTGTATGCCCTTGCTGCCATAAGGATTTCTTCACCCATAAACATAATCTTTTCGTTGACACCTAGCTCAGCATAGTCACCGGTGGTAAAGATAAACCCACCAGCTACAGCCTTCTGCAGTATCCAGTCTTGAGGGGATACGGCTGTTTGATTGGGGATCATAGTCTCATCAAACTGTTCAGGCTTATCTATAAATGCAGTAGATGTAACCTCAACTGAGTACTCAACTACCTCTTTAAGATTGTTGTTATACTTCCAGATGCCAGGATACATAGTAATCAATGGCTTATCAAAGCCATATTCTTTGTACTCTTCAATCAATTTGATAAGACTTTCATCCCAGTTATATTCAAAACGGGTATGTGCATCCACCTGTAGGTAGTAATCCTGCCCATCATAGAGACTATTGGCAATGCTCCGAGAGATACCTACACCTAGGTTCTCAGGTGCTAAAGATTCAACCAACCGTAGGTTGGGATACTGGGGTATATACATTTCCTTCTCTTTGTAGTAACAATTATGTACCCCAAAATGGATGTCGTGAAACTTACTACTCTTGTAGATAGCATCATACATAGTCTTGCCTAATTCAAAGTCGTGGTAAGAAGCAAGTTGAATAAAGATGGATGCCACTACTGACGACCTATCAGCAGTTCTCTTGTAGCATCAATGCCATTGGCTAAGTAGTAATCATTGATGTCCATACCTGGTGGTAGTGTAACGATCTGTGAGTTCATTACCTCATTCGCCACACGCTTAGCAAACTCAGCTCCAGGGTTAGACCCATCCTCCTTCACATCATTATCGCCAACAACATAGATAGTTTCGTACCCCGCAAATAGCTTTGGAAAGTGGTTCTTCCACGCTGCAACACCTGGTACTCCTACTGCTGGTATACCTAGTTCACCACTAGTAACGATGGCATCTAACTCACCTTCACATACGACGATGTGTGGTGAATCAAGAGTGATGTCACATACGTTATACAGGTGTGCCTTCTGCCCAGTAGGTGAACCATACTTAGGTTTGACATCATCTAATCGTCTAAACTTAAAGCCAACACAACCACCAGATGCGGTGATGTATGGAATGGAAAGCCATCCTTCATACATCTCGTGACCGTTGATTGGGTTTGTAATAGTTCCTAACTGGAACAGTCCTGCTGTCTCTTCAGAGATCCCACGTGCGTTTAGTACGACCAGTGCTTCGGGACTTATTGCCTGAGCGTATTGTTGCGCCGCTTCCAGTAGCAATTTCGACTGCACGTTTGAGGCCATCATTAAACTCCAAGTTCTCTAGTATGCACACTAAGTTAGCTGCATTGCCACCCTTACCGCAGGTGTGACAGAAGTACAGGTTGTCGTAGGTATTCATAACAGCAGACCTGCGACTGTCGCTATGTAGGCAGCATCTCACTGATGCGCTCTTACCTTCTCTTACTTCCCCACCGAAGTGCGAAACAATGGGACCTATGGGGATTGTGTTTGCATCAATGGCACCTTTGTATCTGCTCGCCTTACGTACCCTGGACCAGTCTTGTGCTGGCATACACACCCCTTATCATCACACTTATCGTGCCAATGAGCTGAACGCTTGTAGTGAGCAAGGCCGTTCTCTTCTCCACCTTTAAGGCAGTTCTCACACATCATTGCAGTCTGGTTTCCTTAATAATATCTACTGGGATACCTCGCAAAGCGCGCTCTGCATCTAGTAAACCACAATTGTAGGCATTGTGTTCTGGGTGTGGGTTCATCGCATCTTCTGATTCAACTAAAAGGTTTGCAATCTTACTAGCAATCTTGTGTTCATCAATTATTCTAATTTTCATCTTTAGTTTCCTCTTCAACTGGTACAACTTCTGGTACTAATATCTCTGTTGTTGTTATTTCTCCACCTGGAACTGGCATTGTTGTGACTACTTTCCCCCATCTTTGGGATTGACTCATTGACTTACCACGTTGTGTGGTACGCCGTCTGTGACGAAGAGGCTTAATGGCAACAGCCATTACTGCTTCTCCTTTTCCCACTCTAAATGGATAGATCCTTTTTCTATATGTCGTTTGATTAAAGATTGTAAACCTTTTTCTGAACTACCTATAATTGTAATACCACAATTACAACTCTTTGAATAGTGTGGTGGTTCGTTATATGTATAAATTCCTTCGTTCATTGCCTCTCCTTTAACCATTGTGCTAAGTCTTGAATGACCCAGGCTTGATCTATTGAAGCGTTGCGACGCTTAACTATTACATATGACAGAGGAACTTCCCCAAGACCTCTAGCCTTAGAGTAGTTAAGCGCCTCAACTTGTGCTTCTCTCCAGAACTCAGGCAGCGAAAGGGTTGCCCTGTTCTTAAGTTCAAGGATGTAAGTTTCTCCCGCGATAACAGTAACGATGTCGCCTTCATCCTTTGCCCCAGCTTTAGTCAAACGTTCTGCAATGACACCGCACTTGCGGAGCCACTTCATTACATCTGTCTCAAACTGAGAACCTTTAGTCTTGTTGTACTGACTCATCTACCAATACAACCTTGTTGATCTTATAGATGACATTACCTTCTTCATCTTTAACTAATTCGACAACACCAGATTGCAGCAGAGCACCAACGAAGTTGGTTAGGTCAACCTTGATGGCATCTAGTTCTGCACGTAGTTTGTTACTAGCATCACGCACTGCATCAATCCTTAGATTGTCTCTGTATTTATTTGATAACTGTTCAGACATTTATTCCTCCTTGGTATCCACTCATAGCATCTCTTCGTAACATCCAACCAAATTCATTTTGGTCTGAGATCTGTACTGCTGCGTAGTTTACCAGTAGCTGTACGTATTTCTTTCCGTCTGGTTGGTGTGGTCCAAACCTATTCTTAACTGCTGCAACCTTCAAGGTTGCCTGTCCTGGATCGTATCCCAATGTAAGTATCAGTGCAGGTAGCTGACTGACCTTTCCGTGAATTGCTCTGCGATGAGGTGGTTCAGAAGGTGAACCATACTCTGACTGTTCTGACACGTGGTGGAGCACTACTACACAGGCTTCAGTCTTGCGTGCCATATCGTGTAGCTCCATCATAATTGCTCTCAGTCCTGCCCATTCGTTGTCCGTCTCAGCGGTTATGTTCATTAAGTTATCAATGACAATCAACTCAGGTGGCTGTCCAAAGAGTTCAACATAGGCCCTGATCTCTAACTCCAAGTCGTCAATATTTGGAGATGAATCAAAGACCCACTTGATGTGCGAAACTTTATCTAAGTGTGCATTGTAGTACTGGCTATTGTCTGAAAGGTTTGCCTCTACTGTCACTTGTGAGTGACCAGATAGATGCGATACAGACCTCATCATTACAGTAGTGGTATCAGTATCTGCGGAGAAGAAAAGTGTAGGAACTTTGGCTTTGATTGCATAGACCAGAGCGAACATAGACTTACCAGCATTAGGTGCAGCAGCTACCATACATACTTGGCCTCTGCGAAACTTAATACCTTCTGCCTTTAACCCATCCCACACATCAGGTAGTGGTGTTGCTTTGGTAAGCACTCCACTCCAAGCGCGGGAAAGATTAAGCAATGTCCTTCTCCTGTTTCAATGTAAGCCCTCGTTGACTTCTGATCTGTTGGCGTTGTCTAATAGTTAGACCACCCCAGATGCCAAAGTATTCTTTGGTTATTCCCCACTCAGCACATTCTCTGCGATGGGGACATCTATTACATATACCTACTGCAAATTTAGCATCATCAACTGATACTTCTTTTAGACC